ACTTTTGATGAAAGAAAAACTATTGATGTTCTTATGACTAAGTTAAGAGCATTAACAGAACAATTAGGAATAGGTGTAATTATTGTTTCTCATTTAAAAAGACCTGAAGGTAATAAAGACCATACTGACGGATTAAAAACTTCTCTTGGTCAATTAAGAGGTAGTGCAAGTATAGGTCAATTATCTGATATTGTTATTGGTGTTGAAAGAAATGCAAGTGGCGAAACTTCTAGTGAAACTATTGTAAGAATTTTAAAAAATAGATTTGCAGGAATTACTGGTATGGCTTGTAAATTAAAATATAGTAATGAACAAGGTAGATTATATGAAACTGAGAGCACCTTTAATTTTTGATATAGAAACAAATGGTTTAGACCCTGATAAAGTACATTGTTTAGTTACAAGGCAATACGGAATTACCAAAACCTTTACTGGTAACGAAATACTAAATGGGATAGATACCCTTAAAGATAACCTTGTCGTTGGTCATAATGTTATTAAGTACGACCTTCCAGTCCTTAAAAAACTTTATGGCTATGAACATAGTGAAGAACTTGTTCACGACACTCTAGTTTTAAGTCGTCTTATCTACCCTGATATAAAACAGCTAGATGTAAAGTTATTACATAAAGGTCGTATCAAACCTCATTTAGTTAACAGGCACAATCTTGAAAGTTGGGGTTGTCGCTTGGATATGCTGAAGGGCGACTTTGGTAAAGCCAACGCCTCTTGGTCGTCCTTCTCAAAAGAAATGCTTGAATATTGTATTCAAGATGTAAAAATAACGGAGAAACTATATGCCTACTTGATTGACAAAGACTTTTCTAAACAATCCATAGCCCTTGAACATAAAGTTGCTCAGATATTATTTGAGCAAGAAAAAAAAGGTTTAGGTTTTGACGAGAAGAAAGCAATTGAATTACACGGAAAGTTATTAAAACGTACAAATAAAATAAAAGAAAACTTATCTGTTAAATTTGGTTCGTGGGAAGAAGATTTAGGAGAGTTTATACCAAAAGTTAATAATAAAAAATTGGGTTATATTAAAGGTCAAGCTATTCGTAAAAAGAAAACAGTTGTCTTTAATCCATCTTCTCGTCAACATATAGCAAACAGATTTTATAAATTTTATAATTGGAAACCTGAAAAATTTACAGAACACGGACAACCAATTGTAGATGAAGATGTTTTAAAAGGATTAAATTATCCTGAAGCAAAAGAATTGTATGAGTATTTATCAATAGAAAAAAGATTAGGTTTTATAAGTGATGGTAATAATGCTTGGTTAAAAGTAAATAAGTTTGGAAGAATACATACTCATTATGTTACAAATATTATTACTGGACGAATGTCATCACGAAGTCCTAACTTACAACAAGTGCCAAGTATAAACACTCCTTATGGTAAAGAGTGTAGAGAATTATTTGTTCCCTCTGAAGGTTATGTGTTAGTGGGTGCTGACGCTAGTGGATTAGAAGCTAGATGTCTCGCCCACTACATATACAATTATACAGGTGGAAAAGAATACGTTGATTTAATTTTAAATGGAGACATACATACTTATAATATGAATATTATGGGTATAACAAATAGAGGACACGCTAAAAATGCTTTTTATGCAATTCTTTATGGTTGCAGCTATAAAAAATTATCTGAGATGTTAAAGATAGATGTACGAGATGGTAAAAAATTATTAGATAGATTTTATTTAGGACTACCTTTTTTAAAAGAAATAAGACAAGATATTAACGAGAAGTTAGAAGCTGTGGGTCATATAAAAGCCATAGACGGAAGAAAATTACAAATACGTTCTGCACATAGTAGTTTAAATAGTTTAATTCAAAGTTGTGGTGCAATAATTATGAAGAAAGCATTAACTCTATTGTGGGAAACAATTAAAACACACGACGCATTTGTTGTGGCAAATATCCACGATGAATTCCAAATAGAAACTAGAGAAATGTTGGCAGAAACGGTAGGAAAAATTGCAATCACATCAATCGAAGAAGCAGGAAAACATTTCCAACTCCGAGTGCCAATTACAGGAGAATATAAAGTTGGAAAAAACTGGGCAGAAACGCACTAAGTATAATCTTTTATGGCGTAAGTGGGCTAGTAATTGTTTAGGAAAACAACGAATTAGAAGTGGTGCTGATTGTGGATTATCAATTGACGAGTTATTAAAAATAACTCCATCTCATTGTCCCTGTTGTAAAAATGTAATGATACCTATGCAAGGTAAAATACACAACTCGCCAACAGTTGACCGATTAGACCCTGATAAAGGATATGAAGTTGATAACATTTGGATTATATGTCATCAATGTAACAATACTAAAGGTCGTCATAAAAGTCCTGCGGAACTTTACAGAATAGCTGACGCTTGGTATCTAAAAATTGAAAGGAAAAAAATATTAAATGCAAGTAATAATAGTACTGACTGATTACGTAAATAAAGATGGAGAACCTTGTATTTCGTATTCGTGTTTTGAAAAACCACAACAAGGCGAAGTAATGAATGGCTCTAGTCTTATAGATAGTCCTTCAATACAAATAGGTGCTTTGCTTACAAGTTTTTTACATACAATAGAAAGAAATAATAGGTTGCTTATGCAAATACCAATAAATGAAAGTAGAAAAGAATCATATCCTAAAAATGATTTTCGTTATCACATTAAAAAATATGACAATGTAATTGAGGTTGATTTAAAAAATTGGAAACCAAAAGGAAAAGGAAATTGAAAAAAATTATATTAGACCTATGTGGCGGTACTGGGTCTTGGACTAAATATTATTCAGAAAAAGATTACGATGTAAGAATAATAACTTTGCCTGATAATGATGTTAGAACTTATAAACCACCAAAAAATGTTTATGGTATTTTAGCAGCTCCACCTTGCACTATGTTTTCTTTTGCTCGTATGAGTGCAAAAAAACCTAGAGATTTAACAGAAGGAATGGAGATTGTTATTGCTTGTTTAAATATTATTTGGGAGTGTCAATACAAAATTAAATCTAGTACACAAAAATCATCACCTTTAAAATTTTGGTGTTTAGAAAATCCTAATGGTTTTTTAAAATATTTTTTAGGAAATCCTGTGTATGAATTTAATCCATATGATTTTGGGGATAATTGGAAAAAAAGAACTCAATTGTGGGGTTACTTTAATTTTCCAAAAAAGAAACCTATTAAATGTGATTTACCAAAGTATGACCATATGGCTTCAAAAGATTTACACCCTGAATATTTTGGTAAATACGATAGATTAACAAGGAGAAGTATGACACCTTTTGGTTTTGCAAAAGCATTTTACGAGGCAAATAAATGAGTACATTATTAGTAGATGGCGATATTGTCGCTTATCAAATAGCGTTTAGAACTGAACAACCTATTAGATGGGATAACGAGTTATGGACTTTACATAGTGACGAGAAAGAATGTAAAGGATTAATAGATGAATATTTTTCTTTATTAAAACAAGATACTCAATGTAATAATGTAATCGTTGCTTTTTCTGATAAAGAAAATTTTAGAAAAAAAATATATCCTGATTATAAAGCTAATCGTACAAAACAAAGAAAACCATTAACTCTTGGATTTTGTAAAGAATATATTTCATTACATTTTAAAACTATTATAAAACCTACTTTAGAAGCTGATGATGTTTTAGGTATTTTAGCAACTGGTAAAAATATAAAAGGAACTAAAATAATTGTAACTACTGATAAAGACTTAAATCAAATATCAGGATTACATTATGACCCAGTTAAAAAAGAATTTTTTAAAGTATCAAAAAAAGAAGCAGATTTTAATTTTTATTTACAATGTTTAACTGGCGATATGGTTGATAATTATAAAGGTTGTCCATCATACGGAGAAGTTAAAGCTACAAGAGTATTACACGGAACTAAAAATGCCTGGAAGACTATTGTAGATTGTTATAAAAAAGAAGGTCTTGATGAAAAGTATGCTTTAACACAAGCACAAGTAGCAAGAATATTAAAGTCAACAGATTATAATTATAAAAGAAAGGAAGTAAAGTTATGGCAACCGCAGAAGAACTAGGTAAAAAAATGGTAGATTTAATTACTAACGATAGAGCAAAACAAAATGGAGATAAAGTTTTAACACATTCAAATATAGGAAGTTTATGGACAGCTTATTTATCTAATCATTTTGGTAAAGAAATATTTATAAGACCTGATATGGTTGCTGATATGATGGAATTATTTAAAATTGCACGTAGACAAAATGGTACTTTTAATAATGATGATTATGTTGACGCAGCAGGTTACGCTGTAATAAGTGCAGAAATAAGAGATAGAGTTAAACCACTAGGAGACGACTAATGTCAGACACACCTGACGGAAGAAGATGGTGGCGTAAAAAAACTTGGATTAATTGTGATATATTAATTACAGATGAATTTTTTGCCAAAACTCCTGACTTAGATGAAGCAAGAAGTTATCCGCCTTCAGATAAAGCTACATTTAAAATTATAGGAGAATCTAGTAAAAGAACAACAATAGAAGAATTAGATTTAGAAATGGAGAAAAAACTAAATGAGGAAATATCTAAAAAAGATACTGACGTGGCTACAAAAGACACCACCTAAGTATAAATTAGTAATTGCTTTTTGGGAAGACATTCAATCTTCTTGTACGTGGGAAAGCATTGAAACTATAAAATCGTACCAACCCGCTATATGTTGGAGTATAGGTTATCTTATAGAAAAAAATGAGGATAACACAATAATCTGTTCTGACTTAAATGTCGAAGAAAAAAATGGCATTTTAAGTATAGAAGAAGGTGGTAATACTACAACAATTCCTACCAAAAATGTGCTAAAATTGCACGAAATCCCCCTTAACTATAAATTCTAATAGTTGTGTTGCTCTCTTGGATATTATGAATATTGACAAGAGTTTAATAGACTATTTAGAAAAACAATTTCCTGACAAAAGTCCTGATTTACAAGATGATGATAAAGTCATTTGGTATAAAGCAGGTCAGTCAAGCGTAGTAAAACATTTAAAATTAAAACATAAAGATAGTCAAAAAAATATTTTAGATAAAAAAATAATAGGAGAGGACAAATAAATATGTGCGTATTTTCAAGACCTAAGCCGCCGCCACCACCTCCAACTCCCGCAGCTCCCGCTACTGTCGTCAACGCTTCTTCAACAAAATTAAGAGAGACAGCACCTAAAGCACCAGT